ACTTGGCTCAGGTACAGTTTGTCGGTCAGGGGGTCCGCGTACATCGCGTTGGCGTACACGTTCAGCCGGATCAGGCCAAACCCGGTCGGCTTCATGTCGAGCGCGTACCCAACGTCCGCACCTGAGCTGCCGTCACCGGCCCAGAAGAAGTAGATGTCGTCGTGCACGACGGCGCGGATGTTCTCCGGGCCCAGGTCCTGCCATTGCCGGCGCGTGAAGATGTTCTCGGTGAGGTTGCGCACCTGCCCCGGGCCCTGCACCGCGATCAAGCCGTCCGGGCTGGCGAACACCACCCCCAGGCCTGTGATCGTCGCAATGGACCGCTTGGCCACGCACGCCTGCTGCACCTCCAGCTTGCTCATGCTGTAGGTGGCCGGGTCGGTGCCGGTGGCCATGTACGGATATGCCTCGGTGCCGATCACCACCGTGTTGTCCACGTTGCTGATGGCGACGATGTCCGTGTCGGTCGTCAGGCGGTACGCCACCGGCCAAGCATGCGGCCGGTTCTGGGCCGACAGGCAGAGCTGGTTCTTCGAGAACCCCACCATGATGCCGTTCGGCAACGCCAAGATGCCACGCAGGTCGTCAGGCGGCAGGTCGTACAGCTCCGACTCCAGCACCTCACCCAGCGCGCTGTCGGTGAGCACGTCCACGTAATCGGCCGTGCCCAGCGCGATCTCGGCCACGAAGCGGAACACAGTGCCCGTGCTGCCGGTGGCGGCGCGGTAGATGCGCTTCGTCGCCACACCGAACCCGCTGGCGGTACCGCTCGGCACGTCAGTGGGCGTCGTGACCGTGACCGACACGCCGTCCGGCCGCTGGATGGTGCTGCTGACCGGGCTGGGCGCCGACTCCTCGCCCAGGTCGTTCACGAACGTGAAGACGTAGCTGGTGGCGATGTTGACCGGCGTGAAGCCGTTCGAGCCGCTGGCCTGGACGTGGATGTTGTCGAAGTTGGTGAAGAACAGCGAGGCGTCGCTGTTCGATGCTGCCGTCAACGCACAGTAGTCGCCGAGCGTGAACACTGCCGTGCCGGTGACCGAAGCCAGCAGCCCGGAGCCCTGGAACACCCGGGCGGTGACGGTCTGCGTGCCGTCAGCGTTCACGACGACGTTCACGTCGAACGTGTACCACGTGCCATAGCCCAGGCTCAGCGCCTCGGTGGCCACCACCGCAGCCGTGTACGGGCTGAACTGCGTCGCGTTGCGGATCTGCAGCGAGCCATTCTCGAACCAGACCATGGTGCCAACGCCCGTGGCTGAGCACGCCACAAGCAGGCCGGCGGTGGTGACCGCACCACCATAGAAGAACCCGAAGTCCGCGGTGACGTGCACCACCGCCGCGTTCCCGATGCTGAAGTTCCGGTACGCATACGGCTCCTGGCCAGGCCCGTGGATCTCGTTGTAGGTCAGCTTGTACGACGGCGCAGGATTTCCGACTGTGGCGTCCTGTTCGACGATCGCGAACGTGCCGCCGGTGCCGAAGTTCGAGGTGGACGTGACCCAGCTCGTGGCCAGCTCACCCCCTTCGTCGAGCACGTCGATCGAGTAGGTGGTGGGTGTCGAATCCACCCCGATGACCAGCGTCGGTTGCGTGTCAGGCGCCGGGACGCCTACCGGCCGCGTCGTGACCGGGTACGGCTGCGAGCCGGTGGTGGCCAGCGCGTAGGTGGTGAACTGCGGCCGGTCGTACTCATCAGGGCCGGTGAGGTAGGTGCGGAAGGTCGTGTCGCCCGGGATGGTCCCGCGCGCCACATCCACGTCGCTCTCCCACGACAACCAGGCGCCGTTGAGCAGGTAGATGGTCTGCGCGTCGTTCTGCAGCGTGGCCGCCTGCAGCAGCCCGCGCCATGTCTCCAGGTCGCCTGTCTGCAGCCGGGCGTTGATCGCCACCTGAGCGGCGTTGGCCGGCAGCGCGCGGGGGCTGATCCGCGGGCTCTCGCCCCGGAACGACTCGACGACGACCTTCATCAGGGCCGCCCGTACGGCACAAACAGCCGCCGCTTCACCCGCACGGAGCCGGTGTTGTAGCCGCGCTGCTCGTCGGCCTTGGCGTTGTTGACCCCGGCCTGGAACTCGCGCCGGTAGAGCTGCGCCCGTGCCGGGTCGGTCCACTGCTGGCCGGGCACGTCGAGCAGGTAGGCCAGCGTGCCGGCCTGGATCACGCGGCCCCACTTCCGGTCCAGATCGTCGGGTACGGTGGTAGCGCTACCAACCGGCTGCACCTGCGCGGTCACGGTGAGCGTGTAGACACCGTCTGGCGTGTAGTACAGGTCGATCGAACTCTCCGGCACGTAGGCGTACACCCGCGGCGGGTTCGGGCCGGCGTTCAAGGGCCACTGGGTCTCGTCAAGCCGTCCGAGCCGCCAAGACCCGTTGTTCGAGTCGGACGCCAGCACCTGCCGCACACCGATGATCTCGGTGGTGGCGTCGGTGGGTGTGAGGGTGTAGCCGGCGGTGTTGGCCGTGGTGCTGATCGGCGCGAGCGTGTCGCGCAACCACCGCGTCTGGCCGCAGAAGTCCCGAGCCGCATCCACGTACGCCTTGATGAGGGTCGGCGTCGGGCAGCCGCGTGCGATCTGCGCGATCTTGGGCAGGGCCTGGGTCACGTTCACGGCTTGTTTCCTTGCGGCGTGGCGCGCGGAGCCAGCGCGGCCTGGGCGCGCGTGTCGAGCCCCAGGTCTGCGGCCCACTGCTGCTTGTAGAAGGAGGACTTGGCCAGGTCCTGCCGCTGCGAGTTCTTGGCGTAGGCCCGGTGCAACACGTAGCTGACGAGCACGGGCTGGAACTTGTCGCTGACCAGCAGCGCGTCGTTGATGTCCGCGAGCGCGATGGTGGGGTGCAAAGCACCGTAGAGCGCCCGCACCTCGCCCGTACCGTCGTTCGGCGGCATCACCGTGAACCGCGCCGGATCGCGTGGGTCCACGGCGTAGTGCTGGGCGTCCCGGCTACGGTCCGTCACCGGCCAGAAGCGGTTGGTCTCGTCGATCAGCTCCCGGTCCACCAGCGTGACGACTTCGCCGCTGTAGGCGTTCTCCAGGATGTCCAGCACCTGGACCCCGTCAGCCGGCAACGCCTGCTCAGGCCCCGCCACCAGCTCCACGTTGCCCTTGACGGTGTAGAAGTCCGGCTTTGCGCCGGCGCAGGCCCGCAGGCCTTGGTTCAAGTAGTCGAGCAGGTCCTGCTGTGACCATGCGGTCGAGGCCACGTCGAGCAACGTGCTGCGCGCCGTGCTCAGGATGTCCGCGGCCGTGACGGTGCCCATCGCCGGCTCAGCTCATGTCGAGCGCTTCGGACGCCTTGGCGAACTCCTCGCGCAGCACCTTCAGCGACTTGCTGGGGTCGAGCACCAGGCCGTACTCGCTGGCGGCGAACGCCACCAGGTCTTCCTTGGTCGCCTTGCCGATGTCGAACGCCGCTTCTTCCGGCTGGGTGTTCACCACCTTGGTCCGCCCCGGGCGCCCAACGCCCGATTTCAGGTACGCCATGCGCTCTTCGAGCGTCGCCTTCGGGTCGCCCGTGTAGACGCGGTACGTGGCCGCCCGCGAGGACCGAATGCGCTCGACGTTCGGGATCAGGCGGCCGTCCTCGATGTTGATGAGGAACGGGTTCGTCTTGTCCTGGCCGAACTTGCGCGACGTGGCCCGCGCGTTCGCGGCGTTCATCTCCTGCTGGGCGGTCATTCTCGTCATGGGTGGGTCCTTGCGGTTGTCGTGGAACCGGCGCCCGTAGGCGCCGGCTGGAGGCCCGGATTACGAGCCGGTCGGGCCGCCCGGGGTGTACGCCTTGATCTTCATGCCGCTCTTCTGGCCGGCAGAAACGTCGGGCATCAGCGGCTTGTTGGGGTAGCGCGCCTTGGCCTTGCCACCGTTCTTGGAGCGCTCGGCCTGAATGGTGTCGGGCGGAACCTTGAAGTTGTCGTTCGCGCCGTACGGGTTGCTGGTCTTCATGGTGGTGTTCCTTTGCGATGTGGTGGTCGGTGCTGGCAGGCCCGTCAGGGCCCGCCAGCTTAGCCGCGCTTCACGCAGGCCGTGCCCAGGTAGGTGTTCTCGATCACCTCGAACCCGAAGACCATGAGGCCCTGGATCAGGTACCCGAAGTCGTTGGGATTGTCGATCATCCGGCACTCGATGATCTGCGACGCGAACGTCAGGCCGGCCGAGTGGCCGAACATCAGGTACGTCGCCGGGCCGGGGCTGGTCTGCCGCAGCAGGTTGCGCGACTGGTACAGCGTGAACCGGTCGATCATGCCCAGCTTGCCGTTGCGCACGATGGACGTGCTGTCACCGGCCAGGGACGCGATCTTCAGGTCCGACTGCTTGATGAGGCCGCTGAACCAGGGCGGCACGACCATCCAGCGGCCTTCCTCGGACACGTCCTGCTCGTCCAACACCGTGCCGCAATCGACGATGAAGTCGATCACGTTGGTCTTGGTGATGGAGACCGGATTGGTCGAGTCGCCCAGGTTGATCGAGTTGCTGTCCGCCCCGGCCGTGGTGCCGGAGTTGTCCGCCGACACGTCGGCCGGGATCGTCTCCAGCATTTCGGCGTCGGCCGCGATGCGCAACTGGATCGAGCCGTCGTTGGCGAAGATGTCGGCCATGTCCAGGTCGGACTGGGCCGCGTCCACCGTGGACAGTGCCACCGCGAACGACTTCGCCTGGTCGATGACCAGCGTGACCGAGTTGTTGGTCGGGTACTGGTTGCTGAGCCCGGCGCCGACCGTGTAGTCGGAGACGGTCACATCCGGGATGGTGCGGATCTTGACCTGCGCGCCGTAGCCTGCGATGTCGCCTTCGTAGTCGGTGGACGCGATCTCCCCGAAGACGGTGGTCTTGTAGAACTTCTCGACCATCCGCTGGGAGTAGACCTCCGGGATGAAGTTGATGGTGCCGGCCGGACCGTAGTCGGGAAGGCCAGATGCACGTGGTACGCCTGCCATGATGGGCTCCTTGAAGTTGAGGCGTTACCGCCCCGCCGTCAACCTCGACGGCGGTTCGCGGCGAATTTCAACTCCAGGCGCTTCTCGAAGGCTTTGCGTTCCTGATCCGTGACGTAGCCACGTTGACCCGGCTTGATGGTCGCCGCCCGGCGGGTGAAGTCCCTGATCTCGGCCTCTGTCGGGACCGAGAGGTTGGGCACCGCGCCAGCCGCCGGCACTTCAGCGCCAGCGGGCGTTCCGCCGCCATGGGGCGTCACCATCGGAGCAGACACGGGGGGTGGCGCGCTTTCACGCTTGAACTTGTTGAACAGCTTGGCCACCTGCGCCGCTTTCTTTGCGGAGTGGTAGCGCATCAGCGTGTCCTGGCGCCGCTCTTCCGTGTCCTCGTCCACCTCCATCAGCCACAGCTTCCACTCGTCGCTGGCGTCGATCTCGGCGCAGTCCGGCACCAGCTCCGTGAGCTTGGCCAGGTACTCCGCTTCGCGGTCCTTGGCGGCCTGCTCGTCGCGGGCCTGTTGCCGATCGCGCAGAGGTTTCACCTCCTGCTGGATCAGCTCCTGGGCCTGCGCACGGGCTGCCGTCTGGGCTGCGGATGCGACTGCCGTCAACTGGGCCTCGCCGAACTGCTCGATCTGCTCAGGCGTGAACAGCTTCGTCAGGTCGGGCTTTTCAGCGGGGCGTGCTGTGGTCTGCAGAGTGCGGACTTGCTCCTGCAGTTGGGTCACCTCTCGGTCGTGCTGCTCACGCTCGGCCTTGCGGTCGGCGCGCTCCACGCGCAAGACGCCTTCGAGCGTCTTGTAGCGATGCCGCCAGTAGACGGGATCGTTCTCCCGCGGATCGGCGGGCGGTGTGTTGGAGGGCGTCGCCGGGGTCGGCGCAGGCGCCGGGTTTCCGGGAGGGGTTGCGTCCGTTGCGACCGCGACCTCGGGGGCCTTGGGCACTTCGGGGGTCGCAAGATCAGGTTGCCGGGCGTTTCGGGCCCGCAGACGGTCGTTGATGGCGGCCGATCTGCGAAGCACTGCACGTGGCAGTTGCGTTTCGTTCGAGGCTCCTGAAGCCTGTTGCATGAGGTCTCCGATGGTCCGGCGAAGGCCGGGAACCTATTGGGGAGGAAACGCGGCCTGCCTGACGGGGCGTTGGACGCTACGGTTGAGCTGGTCCTGGGCAGTGACGAAGCGCGTGATGAGCCTGTCAAGCTCCTGTGCGCGTCCTTGAGCGCGGAAGATGTCTTCCCCGCTCGCGGTGCGCAAATGCGCGTCTGCCTCTGCCAATTCCGCTCGAAGAATCTGCAGCAGCGCGGCGCAATCCGGTGATTTCGAGAACCGGGCCAGGATTGCGAGTTGTTCGCCACTGAGCTTCACAGGGGCCGATTATGCACAGCCTATCCACAGGTTGTCCACAGGCTCACTCACCCGGCTTCGCGGCCGGGGGAGGCTTGGGCGGGGACTGCGGCTTGAGCGCGCTGCTGACCGACTGCATGACGATGTCGCCCTGCAGCTTGCCGGCCTGGAGGGCCTTCTCGCGCTCGCCCGCGGCTTGCTCCTTGGCCACTGCCAAGGCGATCTGCTGCTGCACGTCCTGCTGCGCTGCAGCTTGCTGCGCCTGCGCGGCTGCCTGGGCCTGCTTCTCGATCTCATCGTCGCTGGGCACCACATCGTCCACCGGCAGCTCCATCGACGCGGCCACCTCGCGCAGCAGCGCGGCGCGGTACTTGCCGCCGATGATCGCTGCGTCGATCGGGTTGGCCGTCATGCCCAGGAACTGCGTGCGGCGCGTCTGCGCGGCTTCCTTGACCAGCAGCGCTGCGGCGCCGCGGGCCACCACCGTGTTGTCGCCCTTGATGCTGTGGTCGGGGTTGTAGAGCATCTCGTTGATGAACTGGTCCCGGACGTTCTCGCTCGTGACGTTCGCGTCCACGTTGCTGATGGCCCGTCGCAATCCCTTGGCGGCGTTGTTCATCAGCATGCCCAGCCCGCTGGCGGTGTCGGCGCTACCTCCGGCCCGCTCGTTGCCGTAGGTGTAGCGGGGGATGCCCGTGGCGTCGTCGGCCCGGATCTCCCACTTCTCGTAGATCGCCATCAAGCTCGCCGAGTTGTCGTTCGGCTGGAAGAAGCCCACGCCCGGGTTCACCCCTTGCGTCGGGTCGCTCTTCAGCTGCCAGATCTTCCACGGGAAGACCTCCAGCGAGTCCTCCCCGTCCGCGAGCCGGTCGGCGTGCACCCAAACCTGCGGGCCGCTCGCGATGCTCAGGTTGTCCGCCTGCGCGCTTGCCGCGGCGTTGCACATCTTTTGCGGCGTGCTGGCCAGGTCGGGGATGCTGCGGCCCCAGAACGCGCCAGGGATGGCGTCGTAGCACGCCTTGCGGTACGGCCGGCGGTGCAGCGGGTTGGGGTTCAACGTGGCGTAGAGCACGTACCGGCCGCACACGACCACGTTGCACTCGTACTCGCGCGTCTCCTCCAGGTCCTCCTTGACGCCCCAGCTCATGAGCTTCCAGCCCGGGACCGACCCCCAGTAGTTGAGCGCGTCGATCAGCCCGGGCGGGCTGAGCTGCATGTAGACCGTCTCTTGCTCCAGCCGCTGGCGCTCGAACTCGGTCCACAGCCAGCCTTCCAGGTGGCCGGCACTGTAGTCGCGCAGCGCGGCGTCGATCTCGTCGTCCTTGTAGCCCGGCAGGCCCTTCAAGTTGAAGAGTTCGTCGCGGGTGTACCGCATGCGCTCGATGAAGTCGCCGCGCTGCGGGGTGTCGGTGCCTGCGGACGGGTACACGTCGAACGGGCTCACGCGCTTCCAGGTGGGCACCGTGACGGATTCGACCTTCGGTTGCCAGCCGGCCTCCCACTTGATCTCCAGCCGGCGCTCGTAGATTGGGCCCTTGAGGATGGCTGCCGGGTAGGTGACGAAGTCCTCGATGAACTCGTCCATCGCCTGAAAGTAGCCGCCCTGGACCATGCGGTCGTCGATGACCTGCTCCATGCGCCGGGCGCGCCGGTCGGCCGACTTCTTGATGGCCTCCTCGGCCTCGTCGCGCAGCTTCTCGCCCAGCTCGCGCACCATCTGCTTGAACTCTTCCGGCGGCATCACGCCACCCCCGGCGCTGGCGGCCTGGGTCATGATCTGGGTGGCCTGCGTCAGCGCCTTGCCAACGATGGACTGCTTGAGCGGCATCGGCAGATCGGGCATCGGGGTGGGCTCCAACCCCCACGGCCGCTCACCGGCCGGGATCAGGATGTCCCGGATCCACGCGCTGGCGGCCCGACACTTCACCTCGGTGAGCGGCGCCCAGACGATGTTCCCGCCGCCGGCTGCCTGCATCACGCCCAGCTCGGCCGGGCTGTAGACGCCGCGGCGCGCTCGCAGGTCCGCCAGCAGCTTCAGGTCGATGCGCTGCTTGACGAGCTTGTTCTGCTGCCAGGCCAGCCGCACGTGGCCGGCCAGCGCCGACTCGACCTCAGCGCCGTCCAGGTCGGTCGCTACCGGGGCGTCGAGTTCGTTCTCGCGGTTGATGAGTTCCTGCAGCCCGAGCCGCTGCACGAGCGGGTTGCCACCTTCCGGCGCAGCCGGAGCGGGGGCTGGGCCGGCCGGCATGGCCTGGGCCTGCGGCTTGAACCGCGTGCCGCCGGAGCGGGGGTCGGAGGAGCGCTGTAGACCGAGTGCCATGGGCCGGCATTATCCACCGGTTGTCAACAGGTTATCCACAGACTGTGCTACTGCACCTCCGGCAGTGCAACGTGCGCCAGGCGCAGGGCGTCGGCCCAGTACCAGGCGTGCCCGCGGTGGATCTCCGGCATCTGCACGTCGCTGCCCAGCAGCTCCAGGGCCTCCAGCATGCCCTCCGGCGTGATGCCGACGTAGGCGCGCTGCACCGCACGGCGAATCGGTGGGCTGGCGAAGGCATACGCCGCGGCGAAGAGCGGCGTGGCCTGCATCATCACCCAGTCCACGGTCGCCGGGTCGCGCTCCGGGCCGAAATGCAACAGGTCGGCAGGGTTGAGTGGGTACCGCTCCGGCCGATTGTCCGGCCCAAGGTCGGGCAGGTCTTCGGGCGTGCCGTCGTCTGGGGGTGGCAACTCGCCGGCGCGCGGACCGGCTGCCGGGGTCAACTGCGCGTCCACACCACCGTCCTCCGCTTCGTCGGCCGCGCTTTGGCCGTCGTGACCTTCCGGTCGATCAGGTCCGGGATGAACGTCAGCGCCAGCGAGTCGGCCTTGTCGGGCGACTTGCCGCCGTTCTTCTTGCAGTCCTTCTTCGACTGCAGTTGCACCCGGAAGAGGCCGTCCGAGCCGTAGTCCAGGCTCGTGAGTTGGTTGGCCAGGTCGTCGTCGTCTGGGATCTGGCCGTGCTCCAGGAAGCTGCGCATCTTGCCCCAGCACTCGCTGCGCAGGTTGTGGTACTGCTTGTCGTCCTTCGCCGGCACACCCCACATCACCGGGATCAGCGGCGGCAGGCCGACCATGCGCTTGAGCACCCCGTCCAGTTCGGCCCCGTTGCCGATGGCGTCGTAGATGATGGCCGCGACGCCCGGCTCCTTGCGCACCAGCTCGAACACGCGCTGGCCCAGGTCGAAGCCGTCGAAGCCGCTGAGAGCCACCTGGTAGAGCACCTTCAGGCCCTGCCGCACGGTGATGACGCTGAAGTCGTCGCCGAAGCGAGCCGGGTCCACCGAGAGGAACTTCTGGTAGACCTGGTACACACCCGGCTCCAGCCGGCGGCGGCGGGCCTGTGTGACCAGCTCGGGCGAGATGTAGTTGCTGTAGCCGGCGCGCGGAAACATACCCTTCACGCGCACCCGCACGAAGTCGCTGTCCTCGCCGTACTCGTCGATCCACGCCTGGATCTGTGCCTTGCTGCTGAAGCGCACGTCGCGGCTGTCCACGCGGTGCACGACGTTCCTCTTCGGCTGCGTGCAGTTGTGGAAGAAGCGGCCCGTGGTCCGGGTGCCGTTGCCGTAGCGCAGCCAGATGATCTGCGTCTTCGCGTCGGTGAGCGCGCCCTGGGTGGTCTCGTAGATCAGGTCGTCGATGGCTGACGCCTCGTCAAAGATGACCAGCAGCCGCTTGCCCTGGTTGTGCAAGCCGGCGAACGCCTCCGTGCGCTCCTTGGACCAGGGGATCTGGTCGATGCGCCAGGTCTTCTCGCGCTCCTTGTCGTTGGCGATGTAGATCGCCGTGGCCGTGAACGTGAAGAGGCTCTTGGCCACGAAGAGCTGGTACCACTTGCCCAGCTCGGCCCAGGTCTTCGTGCGCAACTGCGTGTCGGTGTTGGCCGTCACGACGCCGCGGGTGTCCTCGAACGTACTGATGGCCCACAGGATGGCCCACGACACCTGCGCCGACTTGCCCACGCCGTGGCCGGCCGAGATGTCCTCCTCGACCACGCAGCCGTCAGCCCCGCCGGCTCGCAGCGCCTCACCGATGCGCCGCTGCTGGGCCTCCTGCCACGCCTCCGGGCCGTCCCAGTCCTCCAGCACCGTGCCGGGCTCACCCCAAGGGAAGGCCCAGCGCACGAAGCCGTAGAAGTCGCTCTCGTAGCTGGCCAGCTCGGTGATGAGTTCGTCCAGTGCCGTGCCCTGGATGGCCGCGGCCGCAGCCTTGGCGGCGCTGACCGGGGTCTGGGGCGGCACGCCGACCTGCATCAGGTGCTTCGGCGGGGGTGGGGCCTTGTACGGCGCGGACCTGGCGGCGGGGTTTACCACAACGGCTCCTCTGGTGTGGCCTGGGTGGGTGCGTCGACGGTGGTCGGGGGTTCGGGAGCGGGCACCGCTTCGATGGCCTGGAGCGGCTCCGGCTGGAGCGGCCGGTCGGCCAGGTCTTCAGCGTCCACCACGTCGTCCTGCGGCTCCACGTGGCGCCTGCGGCGCGCGCTGCGCAGCCGGTCGGCCAGGGCGCTCGCCAGCGCATTGACACCGTCGCCCTCCTCGCCGACCAGCTTGAAGTGCTTCGCCAGCAGGGTGAGCGGTGCCACCTTGTCGTAGAAGCGGATCTTGCGGACCGTGACCGGCACGGCCTCATCTCCACGGCCTTCCCACTTGGTCTCGACATCGATGGACGCCACCCGGGCGGCCACGTCCGCGGACCACAGGTGCGGTGGGATCAGGTTGCCCTCGTCGTCGTAGAGGTCCCGCACGTCCCCGAAGCTCAGCCGGCCCAGCTCCTGCATCACGCGCTGGGCAGTGATGTGCCCGGCGGCGTGAATCTGGTCGGTCAACTCGCGAACTCGGGCCTGCACCTCCGGTCGGTGGACGTAGTAGTGGCCCAGGGTGGGGTTTGGTTTGCTGCTGAGGAGGTGTGACGAGATGGCCTGCAGCGCCAACGTGCGGTTGTACCCGTTGTTGACGTACGCATGGGCGAACGCTTCATAGGTGGGGTTTTCGCATGCCGGCATCAGGACTCCGGGATCGTGAATGTGCGATTCATCGCAAATTGGCTATTCGCTGAAAAATCCAAATTTCGGAATTTGCAAAAATTCAGAAATCACGATTTGGGGTGCGCGTCCGTGACTGCCCTTGAGGGGGTGGAGGGCCTTCTGGCCAGGATGCCTCCCCCGGGGCTCCCCACCCCCTATCACGATTCATGAGCCATGTACCCGCAGCCGTGAGCCCGGCGCCGTAGGCTATGAGCGCGAACACCGCGAACCAAGCGCCGCAGACGTTGAGCACCGCCCCGATCGCCAGCAGCGCGAACCCGAAAACACGCGTCATTGATCGCCTCTATCGGGCCGGTCCCAGGTCAGTAGACGCTCTCGCCACAAGCCGCACCGATCCGCAATTCCACACCTGTAACAAAAGGTACGGAATTTGACATATTAAAG